ATGGCAAGAAAAAAACAACCTAAATATAATGTAGGAGATATAGTCGTGATTACGCTATATGGAACTGTTGGCAAAATTACAAATGTTAATTTTCTATTTTTACTCGGTGGATATTATGTTATCATTCCTAATACATATATTAAGAGGTGAAGCAAATGGGATTAGCTGCAATATACTTACGCTTATCAAGAAACGAAGAACAATTAAACATAGATGAAATTTTATTGAATCACCGAAATGCTTTAACTAAGCTCTCGAAACAGCATAAATTGACTTATGATATCTACCAAGAGATTTCAAGTGGAGTTAATACGGAAAGACCACAATTGAATTTATTGTTGAGTAGGTTAGATGATTATGATGCTCTCCTTGTAATGGATATAGACAGAATTTCTCGTGATAACGCTCATGCTGAAGAAATTAAGAAGATGTTGATTGTTCATGATATTAAAATTTTGACCCCTCAAGGTGCAATTGATTTATCACAGGAAAGTAATGAAATGCTTTTCTCTTTCCAAGCAATGATGGCAAACTTTGAATATAAACAAATTCGTAAAAGATTGGGAAGGGGACGATTAGCAGCAGCCGAGCAAGGAAAATGGACAATGAGCAACAGAGTCCCTCTAGGTTATAAAAAGAACGAAGAAAAGCGTTTAGAAGTAGTTGAAGATGAAGCTAAAATAATTCGATTCATTTTTCAAAAAACATTAGAACGAGTTAGTGCAAATGAAATTGCGAAACAGTTAGATATACTTGGATGGAGAAGTAGGCAAGGGAAAGTATTAACTTCGGCGCACATTTCGAATATGAGGAAAAATGTTGTTTATTATGGAGTTGTTAAAGCGTGCAGGAAAGTAAATGGTAGAGTTGTTGATGACGTGTTCGTTGAAAATGCTCATGAACCAATTGTAAGTAAGCAAATGTTTCTAGAAGTTCAAAAAATATTAGAAGAAAATGCGAATGGAAATTTCTTTAATAAATTAAAAGCTACAAGAAAACTGCAAAATCTAATTTACTGTAATTGCTGTAAAAGGAAAAGATACATACAATGTGACGGAAATGGTGTTGATTATATAAAATCATGTATCTATAAAGTTGATAATAATAAATGTAGAGATCGTGGATACAAATATGAGCCAATTGAGCAATTTGTATTACAAAAGGTTAAAGAAAAGAAACCAGCTTTTGAACAAGAGCTACAAATGTTGAAATCACTTGATACGACAGAGGTAGAAAAGAAACTATCAATGCAAAGAGAGTCTTTAGAGAAACAAATAAACAGATTTAATAAACGTCAACGGAATCTTAAAGAAATGCGGATGGATGGGGAGATTACAAAAGCTGAGTTTTATGAAATGCGTGATGAAAACGAAGAACAAATCAAACAAGTTAAGCAACAGATGGAGCTCATTGATATTAAACTCGAGAATTTATCTAATACAGATGAGGAACAAGCTAGATTGCAAGATGCTATTAAAAAGTTAGATAAATTAGAAGAGCTTAAAGCAGAATCATGTAATACATTTTTGAAGAAATTTATAAAGAAGATATGGTTCAGTAGTAATACAGAAGCAAATCATGACACAACAAGACCAAGAGAAGACGCTACAGTAGAAATTGAATGGTTATAAAATGAGGCTTCAGAATGGCTCTTAGAAGGCCTTATGAGACTAACTGTTGGATTGAAATGGAGCTTTAATATATAAAATATGGAGGTTGGAGCATGAGCGCAGAGGACATTTTAAGACTCATTGAAGAAATGGAAAACGGAGAACGTTGGAAATTACTCAATGAGATGTACGACTTGTATTACAATAAAGATGAATCAACAAAAGGAATTCCTTTAGACTTAGATTATTGATCAGGCTATCTAGCCTGATTTTATTTTTTTGAAAAAATTTTATAATTTGCTTTACACTTTTTTCAGAAAAGATATAAAGACTCCGTAAGATGAAAACAAACTTTGGAGGTTATACAAATGAAACAAAATCAAATCACCGAATTAAAAAGAGGATTATCAATTCTTTATGGCAACTATAGAGGTCTTAATATAATAGCTGAAACTGAGGGAGATTTTGAAGAGCTTGAGAGGATTGATAAGGAGATAGATTCAATTAAGTGTAAATTGCTCGAACTAACAGGCGATGACAGATACAACCCAAGTATAGAAGCAGTGGTGAAAAAGTATCGAAGAGGGTATTGGGATTTTCGTGAGTATGGAGCAATTTCTCTTTCTGAACTATACAAACGCAAGCAAGCTAAAATCGAAATTATTAAACACAAACATAAACAAAATGGCGTAACGAACTGTGCTGTAACTATGGGCAATATTCATTTTTATCATGTAGATAAAGCAGAAATTGATGAGTATTTGGCAAATTACAAAATGACAAATCGAAGAAAAGGAAACAAGTCACTTAGACGAAGAAAAAATCAATTTAATATGATTATGAAAGAAATGCGGACTTATGCGTTTTATTTTGACACTCACAAGCGAATTGAAGAAGTTCATGATTTAGTTCGTCAAGTCTTTGGTCCCAATAAAAGGGCTACGGATGCTAAGTTAAATGAAATTAGAAAAGTAATAAAACTAACAAAAATGTTAAGGAATCAGCTGTAATGACTAATTCTTTTTTTTATAAAATCATTATTTTAGTACAAATGATAAAGAGTAATAAAGAATTACAAGATACTTTATAATAAACGAATAGGAGTTGTTGAAAATGGAAAAACAAATTCTTGAAATGTTGGCCGAAATTCAGAAGGAAGCAAAAGATTTTCGTGAAGAACTAAAACAAATGCGTGAGGAGCAAACAGAGTTCCGAGAAGAAGTGCAAGTTAACTTCTCTGAGGTAAACAATCGATTAGACAGAATTGAAAAAAGACTTGATGGAATGAAAAGACAATAAAGCTGAAATGAAAGCACTGGTTGAAAAACTGGTGCTTCTTTTTTGTAGAAATGAAAAAATCTAGGCCTAGCGAGGCGGAGCCGTAGCTAGACGTGACAGGAGAGCTGCGTTATGTGAGCGATTAAGGCGAAGCCTTGCGAACATAATGAAGTCTCCTGTTACGTAACTATAAAGTGTTACAAAATTGTACATGAGTGAACCTTGGACAAAAATAGGACCCTATACATAATTCAAGGTCCTGTTTTTGTCTTGTAAGACACTTACTCAAAATTATTTTAAATTTTTAATTTACGTTTTTGTCCACCAGTATATAATAACAAAAATATTAACTGGAGGAATCATAATGAAAGAAAAACAATACTTGTCATACTTCTTGAAAGATCAAATAGTTGAAAATAATACTCTAGTTATTTCACCAACTGGCTCTGGAAAGACTCATTACATTTTCAATGATTGCATTAAAGAAGGAAGATATTTATATCTTTGCGACAATGAAAATCTTAAAACTGCAATTGAAAGTGAAAAGAGAACTTTCAGTAACAGAAAATTGATTACTGGATTTGATAACTATTCTGTTGAAGTTATGTGCTACAAAGAGTTTGGAAGTAAGGTTCTATATGATAATAATCTTATCAAAGAATACCATGCTATTATTTGTGATGAAATTCATAATCTAGTTGACTATCAATCATTTAACAACGATACTGATTTATCTCATGCAATCAAAGAGTTATTCAAGAAATATGATGAAACAAAAATCATTTATTTTACTGCAACTCCTTTTTATCTTAAGGAACTAGAAAAGAAGCATCCTGCTTTATCTGAAATCTTGAATATCATTGATTTCTCAGAAAGAAAAGACATTAGAAGGTATATTAATCGAAGAGAAGCGTACATCAATCATTTGTCTCAAGTTCAATTCCAACTTGATGAATATAAACAATCATTTGAATATGGAAATATGAAATGCTTAATCTTTACAAGAGAAATCCGTGCAATGAAAGAACTTGAGCAAATGTGCAAAAGCAAAAATCTTAATCCAATCTGCATCTGGAGTCGAAATAATCTTATAACAGAAATGAATCCTGAGCAGCTAAGAGTTCGAGACTACTTATTGAAAAATGGAGAACTTCCGGAACCATACAATGTCCTAATTATTAATCGTGCTTTGGAAACTGGGATTAACATAATAGACAAAGATATGAACTTAGCGATTGTCAATACAACAAATCTTACACAACAAATTCAAGTTCGAGGTAGAATTCGGCACGATATTGATTTGCTTGTAGTTCGTACAAAGGAACAGAAACTTCCAGCGCTGAAGTTAAAGATAGATGAAAAGTATCTGGATATTGAACTTACAAAAGACGAAATGAAAGAGATAATCATTGAATTGAATTTGAAAAATAAGAAGAATCAGTACATCACTGTGAATAAGTTCAGACAACTTTTGGAAAGTAACGGATATCAAGTTCGAGCTCCTAGAAAGACAGAAAACAACGTGAAAACTACTTATTACATTATTTCAGAAAGTTAAGTCATCGAAAGATGGCTTATTTTTTTGAGAAAGTTTACAAATCTCATTTACGTTTTTGGTAAAGCAGATACAAATATATTACAACTAATAATTAATACGGAGGAAACTAATTATGGCATACTATCCTTACAAATTAAGAGACGAAGACACAGGTTGGGGTCAGCATATAGAATGGCGAATTAAGTTTGAAGAAGACTATAAGAAAAGACAAAAACAAGCAGCAGACGAGGAAAAAGAAAAAGAACAACTGAATCAAGCTAAAATACTAGCTTTGAGAGAAGAACAAAAGCTCAAGTATGTTGGACTTCCACGTGAGGAAGAACTATTCAAAGTAATTGATGAATGCCTTTTTGAAGACATCAAAAAGATCAAACCTTGCTACATCTTGAATACTAAATTTGAAATCGTTGAAGTAGTTGGAAATATAGGAAGAGTATCGATTTGGCTTCAGGATAAGTTGAACATGAAAAAATCTCCGGGTCGAACTACGATCTTTGAATATATTCGTCACAAGAGTGCTTATGCAGGAGAATACTACATTGTTCCAGCAACTATGAAAAATCTAGAAGAGTTTTATTTTGAAAAGATAGTTTAGTTTGTTTATTGAACAAATAATTAAAAAGAATATTGCTTCTAGCAACAACTGAACGTGTGTTCACATATAATATTAATAGAGAGATGTTTACTCCGAGCGTCTCTTTTTCAATTTCAGTAGTTGAGTTTTAAAGTTTTTGCAAAGGCTTTAAGGTTCATTGGAGAGTTGGTTTAACCTCCTAAGTTTGTCCAACGTTCACTCTTATGTTGTGGAGTCGGTTTTAATTCCATTTGGTCGACTCTCCTCGTCTTTTAATTTAATAGTTCGTAAGATTCGAATCCTTATGAACAAACTGAGGCTTCCCATTTACTTGGGAAGTCTTTTTTTATTTCGACTATTTTTGCTTCTGAAAGCAATTAAAAATATCAACTTAGAAAGGAAAGATACAATGGCAAATCCTTTTAGATGGGGCAAAAGCTCTAATTCCAATAATGAGAAAGATTATTTCTCAACCGCATTTTTTGTGAGTAAACCATTAGCAGTGATCACAGAAGAAGACGCACTAAAAATTCCAACTGTAAAAAGTGCTGTTGAACTTATTTCATCTTCAATTGCTCAATTACCAATCTATATGTATGTAGAACATGATGATTCTTCAATTGAAAAAGTTGTAGATTCTCGTACTTCAATTTTAAATCATGAAGCGAATGATTTTGATGCATCTCAAGTAATTAAGAAGAAAATTGTTGCGGATTATTTGTTACATGGACGAGCTTATCTTTACAAAGACGAGCAAGGTAAATTACATCATCTTCCTGCTTCAAAAGTTCAAGAAGATAATTACACTCAAGATTCAATTACAGTTGCGAAACGTGAATACGTTTATCAAGGACTTTCAACAGTTACATTGCAAGAACATCAAGTGATAGTAATTGATTCTGGAACAAATGGATTGCTCGTTGATTCAGGTCAATTGTTTTCAACTGCATTAGAACAATTAAATTATCAGCAATCACTAATGCAAAATGGCGCCACTCCAACAGGAATTTTAAAATCAGCTTCAAGATTAACTCAAACTGCAATAGATCGTTTGCGAGAATCTTGGATGGCGTTATACCAAGGAGCTAAAACAGCAGGCAAAACAGTGATTTTAGAAGAGGGGTTAGACTTTCAACAATTATCAATGTCGCCTGATAAGTTACAACTTACTGAAAGTAACAAACAAATGGTTTCTGAGATTGCAAGGGTCTTTAATATTCCAGAAAGCATGTTAAATAGTGCTGCAAATAAATATGCTTCAAATGAACAAAATTCAATTCAGTTTTTACAAGGAACTTTGGCTCCAATCCTTACTGCAATTGAATCAGCATTTGATAAGAAATTGTTAACTCAAGTCGAAAAGGACTTGGGTTATTTTTTTAGGTTCGATGTTTCAGAGTTACTTAGAACTACTGAGAAAGAAAAAATCGAGACAGTTACAAAGGCGTTGAAAGATGGAGTGCTGTCATTCAATGAAGCTAGAGCAAAGTTGGATTTGCCAAAAGTGGAAAAAGACTACTGGCTACTTTCAATTGGAAACGTTCTTAAATATGAAACTGGCGACCTAGAAAACTTAAATCTAGGGACACAAGAAGATAAGAAAAATCAGGAGGGACAACCAACTAATGAATAAGCAAGAGCGAATGAAAGTACTTCAAAAACAAGCGGACAAAACTCTTGAGTACCTTGAAGAGTTGGAAGAACGCAGCAATTTAGAAACAAATAAGCAAGCTCGTATTTTGTACAAACAGAACAAACAAAAGCTTGAAAAAATCATCGACGAACTAAGTTCGTTACAAAGAGAAGAAAGAGGTATGGATATGAAAAAGATGGAACAACGCAGTACAAATGAATATGAACAAGTTTTACGTGGACAAGCAGAATTTCGTACACTTCAAACAACAGCTAATGGTGGCGCATTAATTCCTGAGAACGTACAAGGAGAAATCATCAAGAAAATGGAAGAAGTGTCTCCTGCATTTGCACAAGCTCGTAAATTTCCTTCAATTTCTGGTAGTTTGAAAGTAGCTAAAGAAAACGATGTAATTACAGGTGGTTTCTTCGGTGAAGGGGAAGAAATTCTTGAAGAGGCAATTGCATTCACTCATGTTGAACTTAAGCAAAAGCGTTTAGGTGCAGCAATTTCTCTTTCTAACCAACTTATCAATGATTCAGCAGTTGATATTGTTGCTTATGTGAATGATTTACTTGGTCGTCGTGTTGCTAAAACCGCTGAAAAAGCAATTTTCAATGGTGATGGAGTAAAAGAGTTTGTTGGGATTCTTGGAGATACAACTGTAAAGGAAGTTAATCTTTCTCTTGCAACTGGCGCTACTGTTGACCACTTAATGGATTTATTTACTTCTCTGCATCCAGATTTTGTTGAAGGTGCAGCATTCTATATGAATCGTAGCTTTTTTAACAAAATTGCAAAGCTTAAAGACGCAAACGGCCACTATTACATGCAAAACGGCGTAGTGAACGGTCGTTTAACTTACACTCTTTTCGGATCGCCTGTTTATGTGACAGAAGCACTTCAAGCTGATACTGCTGCTGGACAAGTTCCTGTTGTATTTGCAAATTTACAACAAGCTTACAGTATTCTTGTAAAACAAGAAATGTCAATTCGTCAAATTGTTGATGGACCGAACGCATTAAGAGGAAGCCAGTTGCTAGTTCTTGATGGTTACATGGATGGTGCAGTAACGAATCCACAAGCTATCGTTAAGCTTGAAGTTATTGCTTAATTATTTATGTGAAATATTTCACAAATAAAGAAGTCGGAATCTTCGGATTTTGGCTTCTTTTTCTTTTTAAACTACGAAATGAGGTAAATATACAATGGCAAGCAAAATGACAGGTATGAAATGTAAAGTCTATATAGAAGATGCTACAAGTGGGAAGTTACTTGCAGGACAACGAAATGCAACTCTTTCTCGTTCTGCGGAAACAGTTGATGCAACTTCTAAAGACACAGCTGGTTTCTGGAAAGAATCTCTTGCTGGTTTTAAAGAATGGTCTATCGATTGTGATGGAGCGTTCATTGAATCTGATGACGCTTATGGTCTTTTAGAAACAGCGTTCATCAATTCTGAAAACGTTGTTGTTTACATCGAGTTACCATCTGGAACTAAATATAAAGGCGAAACTACTATCACTGACTTCAGCTTAGAATTTCCTTATGATGACTTAGTTACGTACAGTATCTCATTACAAGGTTCTGGAGCTTTAGAGATTACTGCTGGAGCTTAATATTAGATAAGGCTAAGGGCTAAATGCTCTTAGTCTTTCTTATTACATAGCTCAGCCTATATATCAGTTATGCTATATGGCAGTATATCAGATATATCTGATACAGCAATTCAGCTATTACTACAATTAGCAGTATAACAGTTAAGACAACCATAACAACAGAAAGGGGAAAGCATTATGGAAAGACATATGGATAGAGTTGAGAAGCTACACTATTTGAAGTTATTAAGGGAAGATATCGGTGAAGAGCAATTCAGATTGGCAGCAGCAGCTATCGTTGCTAAAGACTATACAGAGCTATTGTATTGGCGTGGGATTAAGAGAGATAGAATGCATGTGTTAGAACGTACAAATCTTATGTTGAGAAGCATGGGCTGTGAAGAAGTAAGCTATGGGTTCATTCGTAAGTTCCTTTGATGATGAAGCATGAGTAGTAAGTATGTTGAACTAAGCATCAGAGCTATGAAGTCTCCGTTACTACTACAACATCATTAGTTTGATTGTATGTAGCAAGGAAGGTTGCCTCCCTAGTCTCAGAAGGCATTGCCTCTACCTTTGGAAAAAAAGCTAAAATATCATGTAATAACGGGGGAGGTGTTATGTTTACTGCGGGGACCAAAACTCCAAATACCCGTTGAAATAAAAAAGGCTTATTCTATACGAATAACCCTTCGAATTATTTTTTATTCTTTATCCTTCTTTTCGTCTTCTCCCAACGATTGAGTGTCACGCCATTCAAGTGTGACTTTCTCTCCGACTACCATGCCTGGATAAGGTCTTATGTGAACTGTAACACCTTCGCCAAATTCCTCTCGATTGCTCGGCTCATCTAGGCTTGGGATTTCTCGAAGGGCTAATTCTTCTTTTGAATCATTTTGCTTCTTATCAGACATATTCATTTTCTCCCTCTTAGTTCAATTTTAATAGCTTCACCGATATTATTTCTTTTTTATGAAAGCTTATACCTTCTTTATTATCTAGTAGACGTTAGGTCTCTGACGTTAAAGAAAACTCCCAAACTCCGTTGAAATAAAATAAGCTCATTCTGACGAATGAACTCTTTCATATTGATCGAGATAAATAGCTAAGTATCCTTTCATTTGACCCCGAGTGAGTTAAACTAATTCACTTAGATATAGATACTTCTCAGGATTAATTGGAAGTATTTTTAGCTATATATGGTAAAATGAAGAATGAGAGAGGTGGATTATTTTTATGCAACAAATTGATTGGGATAAATTGGGTTTAAAAGGAGAAAGTAAACAAAAAAGCTTTGAGGATCTTTGCATGTACTTATTCTGCAGAGAGCTAAAGGTGGCAAAAATAAGTGCTTATCAAAATCATCCTGGTATTGAGACTGATCCTGTCGAAGTAAATGGTGAAAAATATGGTTTTCAAGCAAAATTTTTTGATAGTAAATTTGACTGGGAACAAATTAAGAAATCAATAGATAAAGCTATCGAACGTTATCCAGAACTAGATACAATTTACATATATTCAAATAAAGATAAAACTATGAATGGAAAGAAGGAAACAAAAGCAGAGACTGCTATTAATAAAAAGGCAAAAGCTAAAAAAATAACACTAGAGTATGTAACAGATAAAACTTTATTACAAAAATTTTCAGAGCCTTCAAATTTAGATTTAGCACAGCTTTATTTTGGAATCGGGGATGAATTCAGCTTTATTAAAAATAGCGTTAGTACTAAGATATTAACATTTATACAGTCCTCTGAATATTTAGAGCTACCACTTGTGGATAATAGTAATAATAAAGTAGAAAGGATATCAGAAGATATTCTTACAAAAGAACAAAAAGTATTTTTGATACTGGGGAATCCAGGTTCGGGAAAAAGTGTATTAATTAATAAGTTGTTGCAAATATTTGGTGGACTTGAAAAAGAAACTAAAGATGAAATGCTTGGTGTATTAACTCAGAACAAAGCGGTTCCAGTTTTGATAAATTTAAAAAATTGTGCCACAGATAGTTTTGAAAATATTATTAGGAATAGAAAAAATGACAGCAATGTAAATAGTCAAGAGTTGAATTTTATTTATCTTTTTGATGGTTTAGATGAACTGAGTGAAGAGATTGCTGATAATGTATTATTTCAAATATATGAATTATCACAAAGAAAAAATACTAAGAAAATAATTTTTTCTTGCCGCCGCGGAAATTTAAACAGATCAAAAGCCAAAGTGTATTTTAGTGATATTGTTGAATATCAAATTGCTGACTTAGATCTAAAGTATATAGATAAATTTTTTAAAGCAAAAAAAGATACAATAAAGGAAGAATACTATGAGGAATTAAAGAAAAGCAATTCAAATCTTATTAACGAGATTAAAGATATACTCCTTATTAAATTATTGTGGGACACTATTATTAAAATAGATAAGAATAGCGGTGTTCTTGATTTGTTTAGTGAAAAAATCGATTTACTTATAGATGATCCGTCACACAGAAAAAACATTGAGGAATTAAACCTTTTAAATCCTAAAAAAGAGGCGATTATTGAAATAAATCAAGATATATCTTTTGTGTATCAAAAGAAATTTCAATTTAATTTTTCACAAAAAGATCTACAAAAAATAATATTAAGTAAGTATAGACGTTTAGATTACAAAGATGTTAATGCAATTATTAACTATATTACAGACTTATTTTTCGAAAGTTCGTATTTGGATAATATTAATGAAAAAACAATGTATGTTTATCAACATAGAAGGTACCAAGAATATTTTCTTACAAGAAGATTGAAGGATGAATATGAAAAAAATCCGAAGATTTTGAGAGATTTGAGGATTTTATCCAATGGGGAGTATTTTGAAGAATTATTTTTAAAGTACTTAAAGAATGAGTATCAAAAAGAAAATAACCTTGCGGGTCTATTGGAGTTAAATCTATTTAATATTTACTTGGGCAATAGTAAGAATCATGGAATTATTGATGATTACTGTAGAAATTCGGGAGGACTTATCCCTGCCTTAATCTGTCAACAGCAAAGTGATTATGACAATTTATTTGAAGACTTAAAAATAAAAGATAAAATATCACTTGACATTAATGAAATAAATAATCAGTTTGCAATATGGGAGAAAAGTCAAGATTATTATTCAACTGATTACTTATCAAATATTTGGCAAGAAAAAATCGCAATTTTGATTAAAGATATTGCTGAATTTTGGAAGGGAGGAAAAGAAGAAACTGCAAGGTATCTTGTTGAACAATTAAAGACAGTTTTAAATTTATATGAGGAAAAAGAGTTCTCTAATAAATTGGATGAAGTTGATAGAGATCATCTTAGAGATCCATTTTGGGAAGAAATTGAGAGTTGGTTATATTATCAGTTAATGATTAAACAGGAAAATGTTAATGATGTATTTGATAATTGGATAAGAGAAAGCGATGATGATTCTTCAATTGATGAGCCAGAGGAATTCGGTGAACATGGAAAGGAAAAGTTAGTCGAATCTTTTTTTCGAGTATGTCTTAATGAGAGTAAAACGGAAATATTTGAAATGTTTGATGATTTTAATGAATATGAAACTATTATCCTTTTGAAGCTTTTAACAAATTGTGAGTATCTTCATATTTTCGTTAGATTGGAATCTATGCATACCAAAATTAAATTATTTTTAGAAAATTTATCTCATGATGTTATCAAAAGAAATCCATTTATTCTTTTTTACAAAAAATTTCTTAATTTTGATCTATCAGAAGTTGAATTAGGGATAGCTAAATCGGAACTGACTAAAATAAGAGGGAAAAGAACTATTGATTGGATAATGTCTGAAGCTAATATTGACTTTTCTCTGTTTTCTTTTATTTTAGATGAATGTTCATTTGAAAAGAAACTTAATGAAGTAAGATTTGAACCATATCTTCATAATGAGTTGTATATGTATGCTGCTCTATTCAGAGAATATATTCTCCTATTAAAAAAAGAAAAAGAGTTAGGAGTAATTATACGAGACTATATTAGGTACATAAAAAAATATGTAGGTGAAATCAGTAATGGTCAAAATTTCAAATTAGATGTGTCTTATCTGTGGGCTTATATTTTTTCGAACAGTGATATAGATAAACAGTTATTGATTAAGTGGAAGAATATCTTGATTAAAGAAGAACACGCCATTCTACCTTTTAGTTTTTATAAGGAGTTACGACATTTTGATCTCAAAATATTTAATTACCTTATAGACAGAGATGAGCTTAGTTTATTAGAGAGTAACTTATTGTCCTGGGATGGGGATTTTTATTCTTATGTTGATACATGCTTTGATCTAAGCATGCTGTTTTCGACTATTGATAATAAACAATCCAAATTTTATTTTGAGAAAGGTATTAATGAAGGGGTACTGAGACATGGCTGGCATAAAGATACCATTGTAAGTTATGCATTAACAGATGCTTTTAAAATTATTTGGAGAAACAATTGGTTAACAAAGAAAGATAAAGAAAAATACGCACGGGAAGTATTTAACTTAAATGTACGTTTAGCAGACATTACAGATGGGGATCATACAAGACGAGGGCCATACTTTGTAATAGAAATAGTTTCAGAGGACAATATTAAATTGGCAGAAGAATTTAAAGATATTCTAATCAATAATGGAAGAAATGAAAATTTAGTAATCACATCGATTTTAATTAGCAAAGCAAATCAGGGGTTTCCAATTCAAGAAATTCAAAAAGGCATGGAAGAATATAAATTGGGTTATGATCATGAAGGGAGACCGAGGGCAGGTTATTATGAACAGAAGTTTAGAGTATATTTAGCAATAACAAAATGTGATCTTTATACAGAGAAAGAAAAGGAACTAGCTTTTAAAAAAGCTTATGAACAAACAGAAGAAATAAAACGTAATAATATTAAGTATGCTTTTCAACATGATGTTTCTTCGTATGAAAAACAAATATTTGGAAGTTTATGTGATAAATATGGGAAAGCATCCAGCTTAGAAATAGGACAGGACGAATTCACTAAAGAAAAACCAAAATTAACAGAATACGAATTCGAAAAAGTAGTAAAAACATGTGAAACTACGGAGCAAATTCAAGAAAAGTACGAACAACTAAGTGACTATAATAACAGAATTGTTTTGACAAAATATGAATCATGGGAGACTTTAATAGAAAAAACCTTTGAAATAAACAACAATATTCAATTGTTTTTAGATTATTTAGAGGAGAACTATTACCCGGACACAGATCATTGGACTTCTAATTCTAAATATTTTCACTTAGCACTTGCTGCTACTTTAAAAAATCTTGATACAAGACAAGAAACATTAAATTACTTATATGAACATAGTGGACATGGTGGTTTTGTAAACGTTATGAAAGCATATGAGGTTATTGAGGATAAAGAAATTTGTTTATCTTTATTTAACAGATATATGAATTTCTGTGAATTAATTGTGAACTAGCTAAAAATAAAATATCAATTTTATATCATTTTCATTAGTTTGGTGGATAGTTAAGAAAATACCCTTGATAAGGAGTGACATGATGAACGAGAGACAAATTGATAAACAGGCTGCCCGCGATTCAATTGATAGATTGATTGATAAGTATAAAGAAGAAATGCTAGATGTTCTAAATGAAGAAGGTGTTCTTGTTGAAGGACAATTTTATATGGGGAGTGGTATCTTTAAAAAAGAACAACTATCCTATTTGGAGGAAAAGTTAGCACAGGCGGGTCTGCCTGTGTTGATAGAACCAGATGAGGAAGAGTTTGAATATCAACCTCTATTAAGCTGCAGGTACTATCCAGAGAGCCCTGAAACTGAAAGAAACCATTTTTATTATGCAATTTACCAAGGACATTCAAATACAATGGATGAAAGTAAAGCAAAGCAGGTGGCTCTGCGGATTTATAGGGATGAGGTTTTGAATAAATAAGAAGATGCTATATATTTTGTCTTCATCTATAGGGAGTCTGGCCACCTAGAAATAAGGTGGCTAGTTTTTTGTTAAATTCTTTACATATAACCATAGTTCAAATCATAATTGTATTCTTCAATTATTTTCTGTTTGATTCCATCGATATACTTATTTACACATCATTATGAGTCAAATTTGTCTTCATGTATATCCTTGTGCTAGTTCTAGAGTATTGACATTTATTATGGAATTTTTCGGAAACAGCCTCTAGATAACTCATGCATTTAATTGAATAATCTCCTTTTAAACAATACTTTAAAAATAAGCTTTCGGACAAGAAGGCTTATTTTTTTATATATTTTTAGTTTTTGATTTACACTTTTCATTCTCTCGATAGAAAAACGATAGAGACAAAGAACACAGACAAAACGTCTCGCATATCATATCGGCAGAGGTGAGAGGCATCATGAATTTTAAATACAAAGAAATTGGAAAGTTTGATGCTCGTAAAGCAGCAAAAGCCCTCCTTGAATTAGCTCAAGAAATAAAATTAGAAGATGAAAAAGAACGTAAAAGTGAAGATAAAAATGACAATGAAAAAGCAAGTTAAACCCGTACATATTCTGTGTGTACGGGTTTTTCTTTATGATTTATAATTATTTTAAGGAGTGATACACATGAAGGTGAACGAATATTCCGTTGATTTAGAGGATGTAAAGAAGATGTTGGAACTTTACTCAAAATTAAAGGATACGGATATCTTCAAGGAGTTTTATGAAGAAGAACTTGAGCCAATAAAAATAGAAAGATTACAAATATGAAAATATTAGATGGCGTTTATGTATATGAAGTTAATAATCATGATGGATATTACGTGGAACAAACACTTCAACATGTTACGGAACAAGAAATGAAAAAAGGTGAAACAGAATGGATTGAATTACGCTATCATTTTACGTTCGGTGATCTTGTGCAAGTTACAGGATATGATAAAGATGTTTTTCGTATCGTTGGGTTTCGCACAGAGGTGTGGCGGTATAAAAATGATGCCTGGGAAGATACAATATATGAATTATCGAGAATTACAGATGGTGAGTGGTTAGAGGCTGATGAATCAGATTTAACTTTGCTTGCGAATGCACAAACTGCTAATGCAATCTTGAAAAAAATGAAACAAGATAAAGCCGGGATGAATAAATTAGATTTAGGAAAATTGAAGTCAATAAACAACTCAAAAAAGGTGAGTATTAAAACAAGCAGACAAGAAATTATTGATGGATTATTAGATATTTATAACGACTATCAATTATTATACGAAACATTTCAAGATGAAGAATATAAAATTGTTATGGATGTCGTCCATAATTATTTAGTTAAATTAACAGAGAAAAAATAGTTAGAAAGCAAGAAGAAATTGAATAAAAATATATATTGTGTACGGTATACCTACAATAGTTAAAAAAATAATAAGCCCTTTAATGATAGAGTCTGCCCATTTATCTTCATGCATGAACTCTTCTTTTCTTTGCTCTATTTCATATTGATATTCCATTCGTATTTCCCCCTTCAAATAGCTTGTACTACATCGTATGCTGCAAGATGAAAGGATATGACAGACAAGTATGATTTGGAAAAGAAAATCTATTTTTCTAATCTCGTATACATAATTTTGAAATTTTTTCATAAAACAGAAATAAAGGGGTGATGCTCATGAAGGAAATTGAAGTCGTAATTGATACGGAAGAAATTGCGGAGTTTTTTTATGAGCAACTAATTGAGAGAGGGTATGTACCAAAGCGAGAAGAGATTGAAGATCTCGCTGATATTACATTTGAATATTTACTAGAAAAATGTATGATTGATGAAGTGTTTGATGAGGATGAAGGGTGAAAGTAACGACGGGATCTACTCGTCGTTTTTTACACTTTAAAATTCTTTCTTTACAAACTTGTCACAAACATAAAGCGTAATTATTGATATAATAAAAAGAAAATTTTAAGCAAGAGGTGAAGGGATGTTCAAAAAAATTATTGATTCTTTACTAGGAAAGAAGAATAGATATCGTTCGTATTCAAGTAGTGATTATCGTCATAGAGGTCGTTCGTATTCAAGTAGTGATTATAACAAGAGGAGAAATTCTCATGGCTATGGACATCAGCATTATAAAAGAAAGCGTAAAAGCCGCAGCTTTTTTTCAAGTAGTTGATGAAATGGCGTGATATACTCGCCTGGTTTGATAGACCGCTGCGTATGGATACAATTGTCTCGCAGCGCTATAAAATTGAATCAGTAATTGGAATGGGCAGCTATGGCTTTACATATATCGTTTATGATTTGCAAACGAAAGAAAAAAGAGTTTTGAAACAGTTAAGACAAAGTAAGCAAAAATATATGTCAGGTAGAAGGTCATTCGCACAGGAGCAAGCGATTTTAGAGCAGTTAGATCATCCGGCAATACCGCGCTTATATGACGGCTTTATATGGAAAAAACAGCCGTTTTTTGTAATGGAGTACATGCCAGGTAAGAATTTTGAAGACTTCATTTTCAAAGATGGACATGTATATGAAGAGCGTGAGGTTTTTCAGATTTTATATAAAGTACTTGAGCCAGTTTCTTATTTTCATAGTAAAGGTATTATTCACCGAGACTTACGAATTCCTAACATTTTAATAAAAGAGGAGCAGATTAGTATTATCGATTTTGGATTAGCTAGATTTATAGAAGAAATCGATGAACGAGCATCTACCTATGAAGGAGAACAAGCCTATATGCGAGAAATTCACTATCGTAGTGATTTTTATGCGCTAGGCCACTTTACATTATTTTTATTATACTCTGGCTATGAATCTACTGCAAAAGAAGAAAGGCCATGGTATGAAGAGTTACAGCTAATGAAAGAAAACTGTGAAATTATTATGCGAATGCTACGGATGAAGCCTCCTTATTACGAAAATATACAAGAAGTTAGAGAAGATGTACGCCATGCATTAGAAAGGATGGGGGATACATGTTTCAAAAGTTTTTAGCAAGCGTTGGAATAGGAAATGCAAAAGTGGATACAGTTCTTGAGAAAGATGAATATTTAGTAGGAGAAGAAATTGTAGGTGTGGTTCATATTACGGGTGGATCAGTCAATCAACAAATTGAAAGCATTTATTTAACACTATCGACATCGTATATACGAGAAGTAGATGATAAAAAAGTAAGTGCTACATTCGATCTAGAACGAGTACGTTTAACCGAACCTATTACGATATCTCCAAATGAAAAAGTAGAAATTCCATTTTCATTCTCAATGCCAATTGAAGCGCCACTTACATTTGGAATGAAAACGGTTTGGATTCATACAGGTCTTGATATTAAGCACAGTATTGATCCGAGTGATCGTGATTACATTCAGGTGCTACCGAATGTGTTATTAAACAGTGTTTTAGATAGCGTAAAACAATTAGGATTTAGGCTTCGTCAAGCGGAGTGTGAAGAATTACCACGTCATTTACGTGCCAATATTCCATTTGCGCAAGAGTTTGAGTTCATTCCAGTTTCCGGACAGTATTATGGCAAATTGGATGAATTGGAATTATTAATTTTACCACGTGCTTATGATCGTTTGGACATTATTATGGAAGTTGACAGAAAAGCCCGTGGGTTAGCAGGTTTATTTTCAGAAGCTTTAGATTTAGATGAAAGAGTTGTTCGCTTTACTGTAACACGTGAAGACATTCCAACGATGCAGCAAAAAATTAACAGTTATATTTCTTAATAAATGATGCATAAAAAAGAAATGGGGAGGAAAACTAAAACAACCGCTCCATTTCTTATTTTTATATAGTGAGGTTATGTATGTGAAACGATATCGACATGTATACTTGTTAAGTACGTTACTCATTTGTTTTGTCGGATTATCACTTTCGTATCATACCGCTTGTGTTGAGAGATTTGATGATGTTATTTCCAAATTTATTCAAGGTTTTCGGAACGATTATTTGACAGCTTATTTTATCTGGATGTCTTATATTGGTTCGAAAAAAATATATTTTCCAGTATTAATCATAGTTGTAATGTACTTTCTCATTCGAAAAAAGTTGTTAAGTGCGTTATTTTTAATCGTTAATTATTATGGATCTCGCTATCTTAACAGCCTCTTAAAATTATGGTACGAGCGCCCAAGACCGGATGTCACGCAGCTTGTTACAGCTACAGGGTATAGTTTTCCGAGTGGCCATACGATGAATGCTACAGCATTTTTAGGGTTTATCGCCTATGTAACAATCACAGAACATCGCATTACACTGCATAAAAAGTTGTTGCTTATTTTTATTACATGTTTTGTTATATTTTCTATTTCTGTTAGCCGTGTATATCTCGGTGTCCATTATCCATCCGATATATTAGCGGGCTGGGCAGCGGGTGGAAGTTGGCTTATTTTATGTATTATGTTTCATCAAGCATTCATCAAAAAAGAACCTATGTCATCATAGGTTCTTTTTGCATAGGTTCAACATGAATATGAGTGTGTAAAATTCCAAATTTTCGTTCTAACATTTCTTCAATTTTATCGGTAATATGATGGCTTTTACTCACGTCCATACGGGCATCTACTTCAATCGTAATATCCACATACGTTTGGTTTCCATACATACGTGCGCGAATATCAACAATATGTTCAACACCAGAAACGAGTCTGACAGCTTGTGAATATTCCTCCATTTTATCCGGATCAATGCCGTCAGTTAACATATGAGAAGCTTCTATAAAGATGTCCCACGCAGTTTTGCAAATAATAAAGCCAACGATTAACGCCGCAATTGGATCGAGGATAGGCATGTGGAACTGTGATGCTACAATGCCGACAACTGTACCTATACTCACGAGAGCATCTGATAAATTATCTTTTGCAGCGGCTTCTAATGCTTTACTTTTTGTTCGCTGCGCAATTTTATTATTATATTTGTACACGACGTACATGACGACAGCACAAAATAAGGCAACCCATGCTGCAAGTACATTTGGTGCGGTTTTTTGCGGATTGAAAAACGATTGAATTGCACTTACGATTACTTCTAAGCTGACCGTCGCCATAATAAAGGAGGCAACAAGTGAAGCGATTTGTTCTGCACGTGAATGTCCGTATGGATGATCCGGATCACGGGGTTTACGAGAAATTTTAAGACCAATTAATACAGCTAAAGAAGCACCAATATCTGTTAAGTTATTTAAACCATCCGCCCGTAATGCACTGGAAAGGGCAATATAGCTAATTACGATTTTCAGTGATGATAAAAATATGTAGGCGATAATGCTGACAATAGCTCCTTTATCAGCTTCTTTATTAGAAAGTGAATTCATAATGATCACTCACCTTTCTGTTAGGAAATTCTTTCTATTAATAGAGTATCAAACGAAACTCGTGTGGGTCTATACAAACATTGTTGACGCTTTATAGTTTTTTAAGTAGGGGATAACAAAGTTTCGCAAAGGAAAAATATGTTGCAAAGTACAAAGTGAGAAAAGGTAAAAATTTCATCGGATTTCCTTTACGATATAAGGAAGGGGGGAGATGCGCAAAATATTATCCTGTTTTTTACGATCCTTAGTATCACAGGGGGTAAGTCGTCCAATGAGGAAGCAAGATATTTCTATGCTATCGATAGCTATTTCGAAAGGATTTGGCGGTTTAAATGAAGCTTATTTTATGAATATTGAATGAAGATGAACAAAAATTAAAGGGGATTAGTAATCTGCTATATGATTTGTTAATTACATATAAAAATGGAGATGTATCTTGGAGATGAAGGAGAAAGAAGTATCCTAATGTATATTGGTCAGGAGGAAATAGCCTATTACACTTCTGAAGAAATGACTAAGTAATTACGAAAGAAAATCATTAAAAAAGACTAAAAAAGTGCCTCTGAAAGAATATATCTCAGAGCCACTTCTTCTATTTTAGTATGCTTCTAAAAACTCAGTAACTTGCTCTTCTGTTTTTGCGTTCGCACTATGTAAATGACCAAGTTTTTCACCATTTTGATACACTAATAAGCTAGGAATTCCCATTACTTGATACTCTTCTGCAATACTTGGGAACTCATCTTTATTAATAGAATACCATTCGAATTTCTGGAACTCTTCCATTACATCTCCGATAAAGTTATCCATCCGTACACAATCTGGGCACCATGTAGTGAAGAACTTAACTACTACTGGCTCCTCGCTTGCGATAATGTCCTTGAATTCCTTTTCAGACTTGATTTCTTTCATGTTTTTCGCTCCCTTTACAATTGTTTTATTTTGTATTTTTTTAGGTGGTAATTTCATTAAAAAATCGAAACTTCTAACGAATTTCTAACGAACGGTTTTATTTCCGAACAATTCGTTTGCAAATTGGTCCACCGCAGTTTCTTGAAGTCCTGGTACGACATGTGAGTAGGTGTCTAATGTGATGCCTACTCTTTTATGTCCTAAACGTTCACTTACAATCTTCGGATGAATACCTTGTTTCAACATTAAAGTTGCATGAGTATGCCTTAGATCTTGGAACCGAATATCAGGAACCTCACTTTTCTTTATAAGCTTTTTCCAGAGCTGTGTCAAACTCCTGAAATTGCAAGGATTACCATTAAAGGTAGGGCAGACTATATCATAATCGTTATATTCACTTCCGTAACGTTCTTTTTCTACTTTTATTCGTTCATGATGTTCTTTCAGAGCGTGTAATGTGATTTCAGGAAGTACGATTAATCGTTTTCCTATAGAGGTTTTGGGTTCATGAAATTCTGGATTTGAGTCAATATTTTGGACGCCAAAAAGTTAAATCTAAGCTGCTTTTTTAGCTAGATCTTCTATTGCTTGGGGAGTTTTATAACCAATGCTACTATGAATCCTCTTGCGGTTATACCATCCCTCGATGTATTAAAATAGTGCTAAGTTTGCTTGTTCAAATGTAACATGTTTTGTGCGATATACTTCTTCTTTCTTTAAAACGGCATGAAATGACTCGATACAATCGTTATCATACGGGCAACCTTTCTTACTGAAAGAGAGCTTTATTTTATAATTCGCGAGTAAGCTTTGAAATTCCTGACTTGTATATTGTGTCCCTAAGTCAGTATGTAGAATGAGACATTCTAGTGGTTTTTGTTTATAGTAAGCTTTTTCTAACGCTTTTACTACAAGATTCGTTGTCATATTTCGTGAAAATAAATACCCTATAATTTTCTTAGAATACAAATCCATGACAGATGCAAGATAACACCAAACGCCTTTTGGGGTGTGAATGTAGGTAATATCAGCTACCCATTTTTCATTTATTGTAGTTGTAGAAAAGTCTTGTTCTAATAAATTTGTCCGTTTCTCTACGGTTGATTTTGAAGAATGTGGTTTGTATTTCTTTAAGAGAATGGAACGAATATCTTCTTTTCTCATGAGCCGTTGCACACGCTTTATGCTTACTTGCAATCCTTGTTCCAATAGTATTTGATGAATCTTAGGTGCACCGTAACGACCTTCACTGTCTTGATGAATTTGTATGATTTTTTTGGTTAATTTTTTATTTTCACGACTACGCTTTGACTCTGTTTTATGCTGAGATTGGTAGTAAGAACTTCTCGCTATCCCAAGAGTTTGGCACATCATATGAACAGAGTGCGTTTCTTTTTGACAATCAATAGATGGGTGTAATTCTGTATCTTTTATTTTCTCGCGAATATGGCCATAGTCTTTTTTAAAATTTCATTCGCTTCTTTTAGACGAAGCATTTCTTTTTTCATTCGTTTTAGATCTTCTAGTGTCATTTCATCTTCATCAACTGATGTGATAGGAGAATATATTTTAAACCATTTATAAACGGTTACTTCTGATACGCCATACTCGCTGCTTAATTGTTTTACAGATTGTCCTGAACGATATAATTCAACCACCATTTTTTTAAACTCTTCATTAAATTTCTTGTTTGTCATACGGACACTTCCTCCTTGAAACCCATTGTAAGGACTTAACTAAGTTGTGTCCATATGACTATACTAACTCCATACATGCTGATAGATTTGGACTTTATAGTTGAATTATAAGATTAAGTTTTGTTATCAGTAAATTATGCTGAGGGAGTATTCGTTTTATTAGTGAAAAAGTGGCATTTATTCAACTGTAGCTTTCTTGACATTTTTTCTGGATTTAACTTTTGCTTTAGGGCTACCCTTTTTACTAATTGATTTTTCTTCATCTATTGGTCCTATGCTGAAAATTGGAGTAGTTACGGTTATTTTAGAATTAATACATAAAGCTATTCACGCTGATTATGTTTATTTTGAGAAGGATACAGGACGTAGGGATTATGAAATAAGTCCAGCAAAGAAAATAAACCTAGATAAGAAAAGAGATAAATAGTGTGTAAGTATAAAGAGCATCTACATAAGATGCTTTTTTATTTGGAGATTGTTTTATCTGTAAATATATAAGAAGTAAATATCGTCCTTATGGTGAGAAATAGAAAATCTGTTATTTCGTCGTACAACAGCCATCTATATATAGACCGAACTTAATAATAAGTAGGTTATATAAAACTTCATGTACCGTATGGAGTTTCGTATAACCTACTAAAAGATAGCCGTCCAAACAATAGGATGAATCAAAATTTGACTAAAAAGAAATGAAGGATATTCACTTTTGTTTTTTTATCGATACCTAGGTGTTCCTAGAAGTTTTGAATTAGGAGAATTAATTTACCCCGCTCTATACTGAATGCAAGTCTGGGGTTGGTAAACAAGGAAGCTTTTGCTCTTTTTCACGTATTAAAGTGGACAAGCATATACTGCTTGTACCTCATTAACTTTAGCCGCTATATCTTGTGTTAATGAAGACTCTCGCAATCCCTTGAAGAGTGCTCGCGGAAACGGGTGCTCTTTTTTATTAAACAAAATGGACATTTGGATAGATAATCGTCTCTCTCTTAAAATAACCTTAAATATATTATAGATTTAAGAATATAAAAAAATAGATGGTATAATTTTCTAAAACAACCTAAATAAAGTTGATTTTAGAAAAGGGGTAGAGGGAAAATGTTTCAGAAATTCAAATTTTATTTAATCAGCCTTGCGGTCAGTTCAATATTAGGGGGGATTATCGTAGGTGCTAATTTCTTGATCCAAAACATCTATTATTTAGTTATGGATAAAGGATTTCATTTTAATATGTGGCCTTCTGTTATTATATTTTGCATCGTATTTGTTTCGGGTTTCACATATATGTTGAGACAAGGTCCAGATATACTTATTAATGATTAATTCTATAGTTACTTCGTTAGATGCTACCCAGATCATGGTGGCGTCTTGTTTGTTGTTAAGGAAAGATAAGGAATAATGTAGTTTTAAAGCGATTTAGAAAATATAGAACGTCAATTCAAAATAAGTGGTATAATTTACTTGGTATAGGGGTTTATTTCATATAAATGTAGATAAAGGAAAATCGGGTGACTCATATGGAAGAGGCGAATCACAATGAAACTAAGGCGGTATTAAAGATGTGGCTTACATTCTTCTCTATTTACCTTTACTTACATTTTTATTAATTTATTATGATATAGATGTTGATTTAAAGTATATTATTTGAAGTGGCGAATCCGCTGCTTTTTTATTTTATAAAGAAGTAATGCTGATATGGTATATCCTTTCATGGTAATATCATAGTAAAAAAGAGGGTATATGAATGTTAGGTTTATGCTTGATTGTATTAGGAATTTTTATTATCTATATTACAACATTATATGAAATAAGGAAAGTTAGAGGTATAAGTTGGAGAGAAGTTCTAGCATTCCCTGTAGGATTAATTTTAGGTATGATTTTCGATCACTTTGATTTACCGGAGTTTTTAATATTGGTAGGCTTAATATGTATTGTGGTAGGTAGCGTTATGGTAATGGGTATTATATAAGGAAATCTAAACACAGAAGCATCTAAATAGGATGCTTTTTTATTCTATAAAGGAAAAGGAACCAATCCAGGCTCCTTAGTTTGATTCTGAAGTTTTGTAGTTTTTCTTGATGATATCCTTTATGTCGATGGTAAAAGATATAAGGAATATCACAACCAGAACAACATTTACCCAGTAATATGTATTTCCTGTTGTGAATTTATTATAAAAGGATTGGACATTATACAATATCAGCATTGCTGAGAAGAAAGCGGAGCATGCTAACGTACCAAAACTTTTCATAATGGTCACCTCAATTCTAAAAGTTATGAATTTTATATAATTATAACATTAAAATAAATGGATTTAAAATAAAATATAAGGGAATTACCACGAGGTGGTGAATATGGCTAGGCAAAGAAGCTCAGATTGTGACAAGGCATTTGAAATAAGATTATTTTGAGTGAATTGGATAAATGTAGTTCGACACAATTATGCTAAATTTTACTACAAAGAACATTTTCTTTCTAAATGTAAGAAGTATTTACAAAAAAATACATAGAAGTATATATATGTAATGTTGGAGTGAGTCGGATTTTTATAATGGGTGAGAGCTGTAATTCATTCATTTCAATTAACTTTATACGTAAGGGAGAGAAAAATTTGAAAAGAAAAATTGGTACAGCAGTCGTTGGTTTATCTGTTTTAGGTTTTGGAATCTTTGGTGTTGCTGATGGAAATGGTGGAGGTATCGTTCAGGCGGCTTCGGTAGGAGATGGTGGTGGAGCACCAGCTAATAATAAAGGAGATACTGGTGGATCTCCAGCTAATTCAGAGTATGGTACAGGTTGGTCCCCAAGTTATGCAGATGGAGACACTGGAGGATCTCCTGCTTTTAACGGAGGAGACACTCCATCTCCAAGATTGTAAATTATATGTTAGAAAAAAGAACCCACTAGAGGATGGTCTCCTTTTCAATAAATGAGTGATCTATCTAAATACAAATAAGTAAAGACTCGAATAATTGTACATTTTGATATTAAGAATTACAATATATACTTTAGGAATTACCGCGAGGTGGGTGAATGGCGAAGAAATACGCAAAACGCTTTTATAAGTCATTGGCGTGGAAGAAGTGTAGAGCGTCATATATATTATCAACATTGGATGGTATGTGTGAACATTGTAAAGAAGAACCTGGATACATCGTTGACCATATAGTTGAGATCACACCAGAGAATATAAACAATCCAGGTATAACATCGAATCATGATAACTTAAAATACTTATGCTTACCTTGTCATAATACAAAGACGTTTGGTAAGTCTGTATTAATTAGAGAAGATGTAATGTTTGATGAGAATGGTGAAAAAATCACCAGTCCTTTCAAAAAGAATTCGAACGTTAGTAGCTGAAATGATTTCAGATTTTAACGATGGTTCTTTCAAACCTCTTTCAAGTGATTCAAATACACTTGATGGACTTAACGTGCATTGTTCGTTAATAGATGAACTACATGCAATTGAAGATAAAAATCTTTATGATGTTATTGTCGATGGTATGACGGCACGTGAGTAACCAATTTCTATTATTACAACAACTGCCGGAACTGTCAGAGAAGGAATCTTTGATATTAAATATGAAGAAGCCGAACGTATTATAAACGGTTATGATGATCCAGCAGGTTACAAAGACGAAAGAGTTCTCTCGATTATTTATGAGCTTGATAAAAGGGAAGAATGGATTGATCCAAAGTGTTGGAAAAAAGCAAATCCAGGATTGGGAACTATCAAAAACGAGGACCAACTAAAAAGTAAAGTTGAAAAGGCCAAAGCTAATCCTCTGTTAGTTAAAAACTTGCTAACAAAAGATTTTAATATAAGAGAAACATCAACGGAAGCGTGGCTAACTTTTGAACAATTAAATAATCCTAATATTTTTGATATAGCTCAATTAAAACCTTCGTATGGAATTGGCGGTTGTGATTTATCTTCAACTACCGATTTAACAGCAGCGAAGGTTATTTTTATGGTATCAGATGATCCTCATATTTATGTTAAACAAATGTATTGGCTTCCTGAGGATTTACTTGAACAAAGAAGTAAAGAAGATAAAATATCTTATGATTTATGGTACGAACAAGGATTGTTAAGGACAACACCAGGGAATTCTGTTCATTATAAATTTGTAACAGAAAGAAACTCAGCCTTTAAGGGGTAGGGTTTCTTTTGTTTTATAAAGAAAAGAGGTGTCAAAATGAGTTCTTTTACATTTAATAATCAACGTAAAAATTCCATTCAAATAGGAAAATGATGAAAAAGACCAGCATGGGCGCCATTAAAGAGAAATTTATTGCAAGTTCCTAATTATCCAGGCGCTAGATTATTAAGTACCGAAACCGATATTCGCGTACTTCCTATTCCAGTAGGAAGTATTGTTCCAGATGGATCTGTTTTAGAAAAGTTAAAAGAAGAAATCGCTGATTGGCTTATCACAGAACAGCCGGTTGAGCTTATTTTTGATGCAGAACCGGATGGAATTTATATGGCTGTTGTGGATGAAGGTTTTGATCCAGATGAATTTGTTACTCTTGATCAAGGTGTAATCAAGTTCATTTGTCCAATGCCTTATAAACTATCAAAAGATAAAAAGAAATACACAATGATTAATCAAAATTCTACTTTTAAAGCAGACGTAGAAAATAAAGGTACAGTAGAAGCAATTCCGACGATTGCCCTAACAGCAGCACGAGAAAGCACATTCTTTGATCTTGATACTGATGATGGACAGTTCTTTCGAGTTGGTTATCCAGCAACTGTGGAGGAAAAGCCTTTTATTAGAGAAGAATTAATTGCAGATTTACCTATGACTCCAATAGGATGGACAACAGCAAATTACGTAGATTACGGGAAGGTCGCTGGTTCGTTTTCGAATGAAGGTGAAACGGGACCACTTCAGGCAGATGATTATGGTACAGGAACTGGATGGCATGGTCCTGCATTGAAACGTTCGCTTTCAGTTCCTATCCAAAATTTCAGGGTAGAAGTTGACTTAGATTTTCAAATGACATCGTACGAAATCGGACGAATGGAAGTATATTTATTAGACGAAGCTAGCGAAAGCATAGGGAAAATTGCAATTTGGCGTAATCAATTTATACGTTTCATAGAAAGTGGTGTCGTTCGTCTGTATGTCGGTTATCATAGACGATCGGATGGAGATGTACAACCGACTATTATCTTAGGAGGAGACAATACTCTTAGCGGTGTTCTAGGTGCTTTGCAAGGGAGTCAAATGAGATCAGGATTATTTGATGCTAGTACAAATATCGGACTAGTAGATGAGGTAATAAATGGAGTTACATATAAATCAGTTTTTTTGGAAATGCAAAGA